TGTCGTCACCCGCCAGCGCCCCATCATCGGTGATGGGCACGTACCAGAGGTCGACGATGATCGTCCCTGCGGTCACATCCGCGCCACTGGCGTAATCCTCCACGTACAGGCCGATGTCCTCGGCAACGGCCACGTACAGGTTGGACCAGGCCGTGGCGGCGGGGGCCTCCCCATCGAGGAACCCCGTCAGCCCGGTAAAGTCGGCACCGTCGGTGATGGTGGTGATATTGGAACCAGTTCCCACCGATCCCGCCCACAGGTACAGGTACGTGCCGGTCGGCGCGGCGCACGATAGTGCCGAGCTCACATACGCCGTAGCGTGCGTCACCCTCACTCGCCCGGTGAGGGTGAACAACGGCACAACATCCCCGAGGTTGCCGTTGTTGGCGCTACCATCCAGCGTCACACTCGCCCGCACATGCCGCTCGGCCGCATCTGGTATCGTTGCCATCTCAGTACCTCCCTACCCCAGCGCCACGTAGGGCGTCTGGAGCGCTGTGCTGTTCGCCACGGCATAGCCGCTATCGATGTCGAACCCCGTATCCGCCGCCCACACGTCCCCGCTAAACGACGTGCCCAGATCGCCCCCCGAGTCCGCACGGTCAAACGTGTCGAACACGATGGCATCGAGGTTCCGGTAGACGTAGCTCGGGATCAGTGTGATGACAGTGCGGAACAGCTCGCCCGCCCAATCCGGCGGCACCTCATCCTGGATCGCTTCGATGTACCACCAATCGTCCACGCGGGCCGACTGGCCGATCGGGGCATCGAGGTCGCTGTACCGGACCAATTGCCCAATGTCCGCCGCCAGCAACGCGGGGATCTCCGTGTCGCCCTCCGCCAGGAATGTCAACCGCAACGTCGGCCACGGGTAGCGCCCCACGCGCAATTCCTGGTAGGCGTAGTCCCGCAGTTTCTGGCCGGTGTCCCCGGCGAACGGCACATCGAACTGCAACCCGCGCCCGGCAGGCAGCCCCGCGACGCTCAGGGAGAACTCGGCTTCGGCGCGGTCCGCGAAAAACTCCACGGGCTGGCCGCGCATCCGGAACTTCGTCACATAGATCGTGCCCGCATCCGTGTTCACCAACCGCAGCGTGAACCGCCCACCCCCGTGGTCAGTCACCGTGGCGGTCAGCGCGCTGGTTTTGTCCGTGCCCGTGCCATCGATAGTCGAGTTAGCGAGATAGTCGTACACCGCATCCAGCGCCGTCAGTGCGACGTAGGCGCTGTTGGCCTGGAACGTGCGCTCCCATACCTCGCCCGCCGCCAGCGCCATGCTGGTCGCATCGGGCTTCGTGTGCATGTTCTGGCTGAACGCGAAAATCTCCGTGTCTGCCTGCCCGGCGAGGAACACGGTTGACCGCGCCGTGACGCTGGTGACGTGCTCCAGCGGGTTCAGGTCGTACTCCACCGCTACCGGCATGATCCCGGTGCCATCGCCCCACGTAGCATCCACACTACTCACGCCCAGCCGCCGCGCCCGCGACTCAAACCGCACCTGCCCCAGCGCGTTCGGGTACAACTGCCCGCCCATCTCGCTCGCCGCTACCGCCATCATCGCGTCGAGCGGGTTCTCGCCCACACAGAAATGGAACGGCAGATCCTGCTGTCCATCGTCCAGGTCGCGGTCGCCGCTATCGAAGCCGACGGCATCCATGATCGTGGCAATCGCCCCATCGGTGTCGCGGCTCTCGCTCACCGTGACGTTCACTGCGGGCGCTTCCCGCAATCGCGCGAACAGGTCATCACAGGTGACGGTGCATAGCGGCACGGCGCCGAGCCGCCAGCTACTCACCCAACTCATTGCATAGCCGGTCCAGCGCGTGTAGGGTGTGCCCGCAACCGTGGCCGTGAACCGCACCGGCACGCCCGGCCTCAACAGCCCGTAGTACGCGCTGGCCGTGTTCGCCGGGGTGAACTCGCCAGTCTGGTTGCTCAGTTGAACCGTGAGGGTCGACGCCAGCGGGCGGCCATCACGTCCCACACCGCGCGAGATCCGCACACCACTCCCGGGCCGTTCGATGTAGCCGGTCAAATCCGTGCTCCACGAACCGTCGCGGTCGAAGTCCGCCTCGAAGCTCCATGTGATCGTGGCCATCAGTACGCCCTCGCTTCATGGCGGTGGACGGCCTCGGCGATGGTTGCGCCATCGACCTGAATGACGACGGTGGTAGTCTGCGCCTCCCGCCCGCCGGTGTACGTGGGGTACGGGCCCAGGCCCTGCTCCCACAGCCGGATAGCATCGTCGTTGTGCTTGTCGAACCCGCCGAACGGCGTGCGTGGCCCGGTGCCGAACTGCCCTACCTCCCACGGATACACCCATGCGTTGGCCGCCGGGTCCCACGTCAACCCCTGGCCATAGGCTCCGGTGGGGCCCACCGCCAGCTGCTGTTGCGAACTCGAACCGTAGCCACCACCTCCACCCCCGGCGTAGTTCCCGCTGCCACCGTATCCCGCTGTGCCAGGAGGCGCGCCGTAGACCGGCTGCACCCCTCCCCCAACTGTCGGGATCGTCGGGACATTCGGGGCCAGTGGCAGTTTGTTGTACGCCTCGATGGCGGCATTGATGAGCCCGATGATCTCGTTGATCGCCCCAACGAACGCGCTCTTGATGCCACCGGCGATACCGGAAAACCCGTCCTTGAGGAGGCCGACCGAGATCAGGACAGCGTCCTTCACCGCGTCGAACGTGGCGGTAAAGCCACCGACGATGTCGTTCCAGATGTCGCGCATCCCCTCAACCGCGCCCTTCCAGTCCCCGCCGAGAATGTCGATGGCAACCCCGATCAACCCCATCGCCACCTCGGCGGTTGTCTGGATCTGTATCCAGATGGGCCGCACGAATGGTTCGATCTGGCCCCAGTGATCCTTGATAGCGGTCACCACGCCGCGCACCGCGCCGATCACGTTGTCGAGCGCGGGCTTAATGTCGCTGGTGTAGTAGTCCTGGAACTTCGCGAACTGCGCCTTGACGACCGGCATCACCTCATCACGGATGACCTCGCCGATGCGCTTCAACTGCGGCCCGATCCAGTTGATGAATTCTTGGACCTTCGGCTGGGCGTTGGACGCCCACCAGCTCGCGAACTGGTTCATCGCCGGGATGACGTTTTGGACCATCACCTCGCCGATCTTCGCCAGTACCGGGAGCAGGGCCGTGCCGATCGCCTCCTTCAACTCACCCATGGCGATCTTCGACTGTTCCCACTGGCCCGCTGTACTGTCCGCGTAAACCTGCGCCTGCCCGGCGTATTTCCCCTGGATGACCGCGAACGCATCGGCCTCCGTCGCACCCTCGCCGATGTTGATGCCGAGCCGCCGGAACTGTTCGACGTTCTCCTCGGTCACCTTGCCAAGCAATTTCGACGCCTGCTCCAGCGGGATACCGGCGCCGCGCGCGAAGTCCATCGCCAGCGCCTGGCGGCGCAACGCCTCATCCACATCGCCCGTGGCGCCCAGCAACTGCTGGAACGAATCGCGCACGGCATCGTCGCCGAACGCGAGTTCCTGGCCCGCCGCGATGCGCTCATCGACCTTCTGCTTGTTTTCGTCGAACGCGCCGCCCGCGTTGCGAAGCGCCTGCTCCAGCCGGGAGGTCGCCGCTTCGTCCTCGGCGGCCGCCTGGGCCGCATCCATGAGGAACCCCGGCGCCTTCATGATGCCCTCGGCCACCACGAACCCGCCGGCGATCTTCGCGACATCACCGAACGCGGAACCGACGCCCTTCAGTGTGCCGCTGAGCTTCCCGGTACTGCCCTCCACCTGGGACATGGCGTCCTGGAGCGGTTTCGGGTTACCGAGGAACGTGATCTCGAGGGTGCGGCTGGCCATGCCCGTAGGCTGTCAGCGCCGGAACGCTAGCGGTTTTCGCCGGGTTCCACCGGGAGCCCCATGAGGTGGCGATGGTAGGCGGTGAACTCCTCCCGGGTCAGCGCCCAGAAGTCCGCCGGGCTGAGCCCGTAGACACGCGAGAACTCGGGGAGCCAGCGGAGGAACTGCCCTCGGAGTTGGCCGCCTGCGCGGCCTCGGTAGGGACCATATCCACGAGGTCCTCCGGGCGCAGGTTGCGCGCATCCTCCAGCGTGAACGCGGGGTCGCGCCGCCGGCCGATGATCCAGCCGAACGCCACCAGGTCGCGGGCGTTGGGCCGCCACGAATCCGGGAGGGACATCGGATCGCGGCCCGTGACCTCCTCGAAATCGGCCAGCTCGCCGAGGGTCAGGGTGCTCAGGTCAAACAACGCGGTCATTCGATCTCCACCTTCGTGTCGAACACGTCATCGAACAGGTTGTTCCAGTCCTCGAAGGCCCGTTCGCGGCGGCGCCGGACAATCGGGTAGAGCACGTAGCCCTCGCGGCCGCGATGCTCCGGGAACTGGCGCGTGCGGGAGCGGATCTTGCGGCGGTTCATGCGGTTGCCAGCCGCAGCACCGCGCCCGATTTCGCTGGTCACGATCCGGTCCGCCCCGCCCAGCGCCCGGCTACCGCCGAACTCGTGGCCGAAGAACCCTGGAGCCCGGGCGCCGCCGGCGAGGATGCGGGCTTCGCGGCCGCTGGCCGATGCCCGGATGCTATCTCGCGAGCGAGAGACGCTGCCCTTGCCGCTCGGCCGCGAGCGCACCGGGCCGTCGCGCAGGCTGATGCTCGTGACGTCGCCGACGCTCGAGTAGAACTCCCGCTTCGCCTCGCGCGCCACGTCATCCACCAGGGCCTTGTTCACCTGCTGGAGGCGCTTGCCCATCTCGGGGTTCGCCTTCCGCAGTTCCGACTGGAGCTGTTTGAGCCCTTCAACGTCCACAGCCATGGACGAATCGCGGTCGCGCAGGCTGGCCATCAGCTGACCGTGTCGCTGGTGACGATGGCGACCGTGATGACCGGGTCGGTCCCGTTGTTCAGCGCCTCGAACTCCAGCGGCTGCATGACCACATCGGGGCCGCCTACCGCCGGGTTCTTCCCGTTATAGGCGATGGCCGGGATGGTGATGGTCAGGCTATAGGGGGCGGCCGTCGTCGGGATGATCGTGGCCGACGTGAACGTGAGCACGAGGTTCGCCACCACCGTACCCGCCACCCACGCGGCGTAATTCGTCAGGCTCTCGAACTCGCATTCGAGCGAGCCGGTGATGCCCGCCGACCCCACGGCGAGCGGTTCCTTTTTCGTGTTGGTCAGCCCGCGCCGGTCGGTGAACAGCCCATTCGATCCCTTGATGCTGGCGCCCTTCACGAACGTGGTGCTGCCGTTGATGGTCAGCGCACCCTCGGTGAAAATGAACGGCTCGATCGTGGCGGGCAGGGAGAGCGTGGCCAGCGCCGTGCCGGTCACGACCGTCTTAGCGTCGAACGTGGCGCTCAGGCGGAGCGCGTCGTCCACGGCGCACTTCAGTTCCCAATCGGTGACCTTGCAGCCCTGGAACGTGAACGGCTGGACGGTGCCCGCGCTGTCGGGGCGGCCCACCTGCACGGTGAGGGCCTTCCCCTGGAGCCCGTTCGCCTCTGGGATGATCGTGTGCGTCTTGTTCGCGCTGCCCCCGGTGATGGTGTTTTGGCCGATGCAGTGTTCGAGCAGGAGCCCGAAGCCCTTGTTCATGACCACCATGGAGACGGAGCCTTTCGCGCCCCGGATGTACGCCTTGCGCCGGTCACTGCGCAGGAACCGCCCCCCGCCCAGCTGAGGCACGCGGATGATCCCCACGTCGGTATCGATCGACTCCGACTCGAACTCATAGAACCGGTCGACTGTCGCCGGGGTGTCGTAATCGGCCTGGGCCTTGATGCCGAACTGTGCGGCGAGACCGGTCTTGAGCGTCATGGCGGCTACTCCTCCGCGGTGGTGGGTTCAGTTTTCCCGCCCCGCCGCGCTGGCGGTTCGGCTGAAGCCCAGTTGTCCGGCTGCGCGAGCAGCCCCTCGGCGATGGCGTCGGGGATGTCAACCGGTTCGCCCCGCTGCGCTACGCGGCCGTAGCCGGTTTGCGGGTCGCGCCACGCGGGGACCTCGACCGAATCGAACATGCCGACGTATTGGATTCTCATCACGAACTCCTCAGGTCCTTGTTGACCGTGATCTCAAACTCGATCTGGCACCAGCGGCCCGCCGTGTTCGCCCCCTGGTCCAGGTCATAGGCCGTGACTTGACTCACCTGCGCCACGTTGCCCACCGTCGGGTCGACGCGCAGCTCATCCTCGATCTCAGCCAGGAGCGCGGTGGCGCGGGCGCGGGCCTGGCGGATGACATCCTCGTTCTTACCGGGGTTCACCACCCAGATCGTGGCCTCGATGACAAACTCCTCGTTACGGCGCCGGTTGCTCAGCATGCCCCACTGCTGCGTGCCGCGGACGGCGGTGAACTGGATGCTCTCTCGCGCGGCCGTCTCGCCGCCCATCCAACCCGTCGCGATTTGCACGCCGAACAGCCCGGTACGGAGCGCCAGCGCGTCGGCCAGTGCGACCATGTAGGCGTGGGCGATGCTCGTCACGGTGGCCATCAGGCGAGCCCCGGCACTTTCTCCATGTAGCGCCGCAGTACCTCATCTACCTCGGGGATGCCGAACCATGCGCCCCGGATGCCGGGGGTGGACAACTGGAACGTGCCGAGTTCGTCTACCTGGCTGATGGCATTGCGGGGCAGGTTGTTGCCGGTCAGGTGGTCACGAAGGACCCAGAGGCCCGCCCGCCGCACTTCGAGCGGGACGCGCTCCCAGCCGTGGGTGTACTCGATGCGGATGTTTCGCTGCCCATACGTCCAGCTCCCAAGCGATTCCCGCACCAGCAGGCCGTTCGGGTAGAGCAGAAGGTCTGCGATCTCGCTGCCGGTGAGCGCCGTCCAGGTGGCCGTCCCGCGTTCGCGGATGGCCGCCGCGCTGACAGCGAGGCAGCGCATGGAGGGCAGCCAGAGCTCGGTGCTCCCGAGGCCGTCGAGGACCGCGCGGGTTGCCCGGGCGCCGAATGCCACGCCGGTGATCTCCTCGAACGCCTCGATGATGCGGTCGCGCATGGCCAGCACGTCAGCGTCCGGGTAGGTAGTGGTGTTCGCGACCGCACCGTGGTCGAACGCGCGCGCCTCACCCAGCGTGAACAGCACGTCGCCCGTGATCTCGTGGTAGGTGGTCGCCGTCTGCGCGGCCCCGCCCTGGACCGTGAACGACCAAACGGCTTTCAGCCGCGCTGGCGTGGCCGTCTGCGCTGCGGTGAGCGTCACCCGCAGCTTGCCGGTTGGCACCTCGGTGACGGATGGCGTTGCGACGAACGTCTCGCCCGTATCGGCGTTGGTCAGCACGCAGGCTGGCGCCGGGCTGGGGGCAATGTCGACAAGGTCCCCGTCCTGATAGACGGAGACCTCTATGTCGGCTGCGGTGCCAGCCAGGATGCGGGGCGAGTCGAGCCGCTCCGTGACGGCCGTCATGGGCTACTCCTCGGCGGCGGGCGGTTCGGCGGTGTCGCTGGCCTCGGGTTCCGGTTCGGCGGCGCGGGCACGGGCGCCCTTGCGGGCTGGCTTTGCGGCCGGTGCCGGGTCCCCGGTCTGCTCGCCGGCCGGGCTGGCGTAGCCACCGCTGATCCACGCGGCCGCGGTGACCTCGTCGACGATGACCACCTGGCCGGCGAGGTACGTGCCCTCGGGACCGGCCGCGGTGGTGTTCATGCGGATTGCGCGGGCGGCCACGGGTTAGGCCGTGCCTTCCGCCGGCGAGATGTGGCTCTCGCCCGCAACGTTGGTGCCGTGGCTGACCGGCTGCTTCGCCGCGCCATGCTGGATGTAGAGGGCGCTCGCCACCACGGCGTTCGCCGTCCCGCGGTCCACAACGAGGCGGACATACCGCTCGCGCGGGCGGGTGATCTCGATGTAGAACGTCTTGTCGTCGTCCGTGTCGGCGATCACCTGGGCCGTGCCCTCGAGGTCCGCCGCATCCGACATGTTGGACGCCGCGCCCTGCTGGGCCTTGATGCTCGTGACCGCGGTGGACGTGATGGCGCCGAACGTCACGGCCACCAGGACGCTCTCAAACCCCTGCATGTCCAGGATGTCGCCGTTGATGTCGGCCGTGCCGGCTGCACCATTGGTCGGGGTGATGGCGATGCTCAGCTTGCCCTGCTTCGAAAGCTGCTGACCGTTCATGAAAGCTCTCCTTGTTGGAGTGGTGGGGGCGGGCGGGGAGGGGCCCGGCCCCGAGGGAGGACGGGAGGAGGCTTACGAAGCCGCCAGCTTCACCCGGACGAACGCCTCTTCGAGGACGGGCATGCCATCCGATTCGAGGCGGCCGATGTAGCCAAACTGGTTGGTACGGGCGTAGAGCTCGTTCAGTACCTGGATCTCGAGCTGGAGCGCATCGACGATCCAGTAGTACTCGAAGTCGCCCAAAATGCCGACGTACTGGCTGGCGGTGAACGTGTTGGGCGCGTACTCGCTCATCAGGTACGGCGTGTCGAGGATGGTGTTGGGGATGCCCCCCTGGAGGTTGGAACCCGTACCGATGCCGGGCTGCCAGAGGTACTGGTCGTTCCCGTCCTTGAGCTTGCGAACCTTCTTCACGCAGTCGCGATGGAAAATCCACCGAGCCCGCGGCCAGTACTGCCCCTTCAGCGTGTGCTTACACTCGATCAGATGGTCGGCCGTAACGTTGGTGGCCGTGGCGTCGGTGCTCACGTCCCGGCCCGTGCTGATGCCCTGGCTCGATGCGGTGAACACGCCGAGCGGCTGGCCAGCGCCGGAGCCGTTGAGGTAGGCGTTCTCGGCGGTAGTACCGAATTTGTACGCGAGGCGGCCTAGCACGAGATCTTCGGCGCGGCCGGTCGTTTTGCGCACCAGCGTGCGACTGAGCTTGGTTTCCTTCGTGAGCGGGTTGGGCTTCAGTTCCCGCTTGCCCAGGCGCAGGGCCTCGTCGACCGTCGTCTGCGTCAGCTCCTGCGTCCAGTTTGCGTCGTCCAGGTCGGCGTCGAGCGACACCACACCCAGGCTTTCGGCGCTGGTGATGGTTTCGACATGGGCGATCTGCCGCATGAAGGTCTCGTTCTGCATCCCTTCCAGGAGGATTGCGGCGACGGTCTGCGGCGCCAGCAGGTAGCCACCCTCGGTGTCGCTGTCGGCCTGGAGCGAGCGCTTGTCGCCGCGCAGGATGGCGCGGAACTCGCGGAGGTCCGCTTCGCGCTTCTCGTCGCGCCCTTCCTCCGGGGCCGTCATCACGGCGGCGCGGCCGGCGCCATCGGAGCCGCTGCCCTCGAACGCCCTGGCACGCCCTTCGAACCGGGTCTTCCGGTCGATATCCGCCGAGAAGCTCTCCAGGTCCGCTTCGAGCTTTTCGTACTCCTCGGCCTCGGTGCCGAGGAACGACCGGCCCTCCTTTTCGGCCAGGTCATTCAGTTCCTTCATGCGCTCCCAATTCTTGGCGCGCTCTTCGATCAGCTTCTTCAGGTCCATGGGGTTCCCTCCGCGGGGTTAGAGCGGCAGGCCGTACCGGCTGGCTGCGAGACGCAACCGCCGCCTGTACAGGCCGGGGTCCCCGGAGTGGCTCTTCGCCGGCTCAGCGGGCTCGGTGGACGTCGGTGGCTCTTCGCCGGCCGTGGGTACGAGGCGCCCAATGCGCTCCTGGGCGCGCAGTAGGATCTGCCGGAACTCCGGCGCAATCTCACCAGCGGAGACCTGCATCAGCAGGTCGGTGCGCTGGTCCGCCTCCAGCTCGTCGAGCCCGAGAGCCCGAACCATCGAATCGAACTGCACCGAACGCAACGCCGCGTCGGTGCCCTCATACGCCGGGTACGTGACGATCGAGACATCGAAGAGCTGCGCTTCTTCGATGGTGCGCAGCGGGACCTTGCCGCTTTCGTCCCACGTCTCCCGGATAGCGCGGAAGGCGATGCTGCCCTGGTTCACGTCGCCCCGTTCGACCGAGATCGCCAGGTCCTGCGCGTAGGTGGTGGCCGCCATGTCGGCATCCGCGACCAGCCCCTTGCGGTCTTCGCTCAGCCGCAGGGTCCCGCTCTTCGAACGCGCCAGCACGAGGTTCGCGTCGTGGTTGATCAGCGCCCGCACGTCGGCTTCCTGGATGGTCTTCGCGAACGCGCCCGCAGCGAAGCGCTCGATGAACATGCCGTAGATGTTTGCCCGCTGCCCGAACACGGCCGGATGCCAGCGGATCGGGATCGACCCATCGGCGTTGGCGCGGCGCATCTCGGCCTCGAACGAGTACCGGCGGCCGCGGCGATCCATCTCCTCGACAAGCGCAGGCGTCAGCTTCATACGACAGACTGTGGAGGAGGCGGGCGGCTAGCGGTTTGGCGGGAGCTACCCCTCGTCTGGCGGGAGTGCGGGGTCATCCTCCCCCTGCACGGTGACCGGCAGCCGCCCGGTATGCCGGATCGGCGGCAGCCCTACCGCCTTCAGCGACTCCGCCGGGTCGTAGCCCGCCCGCACCAGGGCGCCGGCCGCGTCGACCTGATCCTTCATCTTGCCCCGCAATAGGCCGCTCACGTCGAACTCGAACCGCCGGCCGCTCGTGAACACCAGCTCGTCCGTGACCGTCTGGTCGAACCGCACCTTGTGCGGCGTCAGCGTGTAGGTCACGAACCCCTGGTTCTGCTCCGCCACGCCCGTCCCCCACGAGCTCGTCTTCTCCGGGTCCAGCATGTAGGCCGGGATGCCGGTGAACCGCGAGACGTCCAGCACCTGGAACTTCCGCGTCTCGATCATCTGAGCATCGCCCGGGTCGATGCTCAGCTGCTTCCACTTCAGGCCGTTGCTCATGACAGCGGTCTTGTGCGCGTTGCGCAGGCCCGTGTTGTATCGCTCCCAGCGCGCCATCAGCGCCTCGGCCACATCCTGGTCGAGGTCCTGATCGGTCTCCAGCACGCCCGCCAGGTGCGTCCCGCTGGCGAACGTCCGGCTCGCGAAGTCCTCCGCCGCCACCGCCAGCGAGAGCGCCGAAGCCATCAGCTTCACGAGGCTTAGCCCGCGCACCCCGTCCCGCCCGAACGAAGCGATATGGCAGATCTCCCCACCGTTGGTCATGTCGGCGAACGGCAGCGAGGTGTCGCCGTCGAGCGTGTAGACCTTCCGCCCGCTCAGCTTGTCGCGGTGGATACGGACACGCCCTGGCACGATGGGCCACAGCGCCACCGGCAGACCGAGGCCGTTCTTCTCTACGTAGATGAAAGCGTTGCCATTCATGAACTCGTGCCCGATGACCGTCTCCCAGAACTCCATCGCCGAAACTTCCGGGTTCGGGCGGCCCCACAGGAACCGCTCCCGCGGCTCGCGGACGCTCTCGCCCGTGTCCTCATCGAGGACGTGCCGGGGGAATGACGCGATGGTCGAAGCCACCAGCACCGTCGCCCGGTACACCGCCGAAATGGTCAGGGCGGTGTCATCGGTGACCACCGGCATCCCGGTCACGCCGCCCTGGCTCAGCCAGGTGATGCCGCCGGCAGTCTGCACGAACGCGGGGTTGGAACCTGATAGCTGCGCCTGGGCGGGGTTCGCCGCCCTCCCGGAGATGATGCGCGAGAAGCTAGGCATCGGGATCACCCACAGTCACATCGGGCGTGCGCAGCGCGTAGGCGTTCGCCAGGTACACCGCCTCCACCCCCAACGCGAACAGCCCGGTCGCTGCACCGGCCAGGGCGCCGCCAATCCCGTAACCGGCCAGCGCCAGGGCACCGGATATAGCCAGGAACCCGGCAGCTTCCAGCACGGTCAACAATCGTTCAGGATTCCGCATACCCGAACGGTAACCCGGCGCAGCGCGTCACGGTTCACAAGCTCATTCCGGCAGGAATATCACCGGCGCCTTCTTCTCCTCCGGACGCCTCTCCATGACGCCAATGGCCATAACCAGCGCGATTGCCGCATCGATCTTCCGCCCCTTCTCGCTCTTCACCAGCCGCTGGCCGCCGCGCGGCGTGGTCTTGACCTTCGCCGCCTTGATGTGGCGGGCCATTGCGGGATCGCCATCGTGAGCGAGACGCCGGTCGATGATGGCCTCGTAGAGCGCCTGCGTTGCCGGGCACATGTGCTGGTCCGTCTGCGGCCATTCGTACAGCGCCAGCCCCTCGCTCTCCAGGTCCTCCACGACCCACGAGATGGCGTGCGGGTCGTACCCACCGGCCACGATGTTCATCGTGCGGTAGCACTCGCGAACGTACTCGAGCACCTCGTTTCGCGGCACCTTCCAATCGGCCACCGGCGCGCCGTCGCGGATGGGCCGCTCCCACAGCCTGAGCTTCATGCGCAGGCGCCCATCCTCGCCGGGCTGGACGAGGACCACGGCGGTGCTGTCTCGCTTCGTCGAAGCGTCCCAGCCGAGGTACGCGGGCCGGTGCGGGTCGAGCTCGAACGCGGGCACCCGGCACGCCTCCCACGTCCCGTGCTCGAGCCAGATGTTCACCGACTCGACCGGCTGGTTCAGGTAGTAGCGCCGGTACTCGGACTCAGTGCGCTTTGTCAGTTCGTCGCGATAGAACGCCTCCTGGACGGTGACGCCGAACGACGGGTTGCAGTCGCGCGTGAACTGCATGTCGCGGTGGTCACACCCCGGCGGGGCCATCCACCAGCGAAAGAAAAAGGCGGGGTCCTCCACCTCGCCCGCTTCGACCTGGCGCCCGTAACGATACATGCGCAGCCATGGCGCAACCGCGTCCTCATCCTCCTCGCCGTCGTCCTCGCCGGCCGTGGTGATCATCAGGTTCATCGGTTCGTCCGCCAGCGCTAAGGCGCCGCGAAGCATCCCGAAAACCTTGCGCTGGTTCGGGGTCAGCCACTCGTGCAGTTCGTCGTTGATGCAGCACACCAGTTTCATGCCGTCGAGCTTGCCGCCCGCCGCCGCGACCCTGCGTATCCTGGCGTTGGTCGAACCCGGAACGAGGATCTCGCGCTGGAACACCTCCACCTGCGGTGCGAGGGTGGGACTGTGTTCGGCACACGTGGCGGCCGCGCGGTACACGAGGTCCGCCTGGTAGTCGGCGGCCGCGGCCACCGCAATCCCGGGCGAGGCTTGCCCGCCCGCCAGCAGGAACCACAGCGCGAGGAAGGCGGCCATTTCAGTCTTCCCGTTCTTCTTCGGGACGCCGATCAACGCTGTCCGGTAGCGCCTCCGCCAGCGCCCGAGATCCTCGTCGTACACCATCTCGAACAGGTCAATCAGGAGTTGTTTTTGCCAGGGCAACAGCCGCACTCGCTGCCCCACCCACTTCCCGTCGGTGAACACGCAGTTCTGTTCGATCCACTTGATGACGCGGGGGCCGGTGGTGGGGAACTGCACCAGCCGGTTGCCGCCGCCGGGCGCCAGCCGGTACGGGCCGAACGGCGTCACGGGCCATGGTTCAGGTCGCAGGCGGGGGAGGGATGGTTCTACCTGGCTAGATACCACCATCCCCACCACCACCTAGAGACTGGAGCGCACGGGTCGGAATTGCACCGCCCTCTCCCGGTTGGAAACCGGGCGCATCGCTGTCAATGCTTCGTGCGCGTGGTTGGCCGAGATACATCCCTGCACCGAGCCGGTCGATCTCGCTGAACGGAAGCACCGGGACGGTGAGCCGTGCGCGTGCCGTGGGATCGATAAAGTACAGGTATCGGAGTTGAAAGCCCGGAAGCGGCGCCGCCCCGGCCTCCACAAACGGACGCATGGATGCTCCGCCGTCCCCGTTGCGGATGTTGTTCGCTTTGGTCATCGTCGTCTTGCTTAGGAGGCGTGAGCGACCGAGGCCCCGCGTGTCAGTCGCTGACATCCGCGATATTATCTCCCGCTTCTGTCCGCTTGCGCCCGCTGGCATCTCCCAGATCTGCGTATTCCGCTTGATGCCCGTGAGCACGAACCCCGCCGCCCGGTAAATCGTCCCATCACCACACTGCGTCCCATCCGAAAACGAAACCACCCATTGCACGTGCGGCGCATTCTTCCTAATCAACCGGAAGCAAACCGCCAGAAATCGGGACTCGGTGTTCTTTGGAGTGTCATCTATCATCGCCAGCCGGTTGAGTTCCAACATCGAGTTCCACGGCGTATCCCGCACGAGCCCGATCAGCTTTGAGCGATCCATCGGGGGACCGAATTGCGCCACCCCGACGAGCCGGTCCCCCATGAATGCCCCCAAGTGGAGCTGGCTGTTGTTCGTGGACTTGCCGCTGTAGTGATGGCTTCGCACGAACGCATGGGCGTCCTTCGATGCGACGGGTGCTACGCGGATGTCCTTTGCGCTCACAAGTACGCCTCGGCGAGCCTCGCCAGCGCGTTTCCGTTGCTATTCTCGTTCCCCTTTGGAAACGGCCCGGCGCCCTTCGCCCGCCGCAATGCCTCCTTAATAGTCTCCTCCTGTTCCGCCGACACCGTAAAGGTCATCGTGCGAAACGGGCTCCGATCGCCGTCTGGCAGTTCAGGAAACGCGACCTCAGCCACGCCGCCCAGCAGCCGCGCCAGTTCGTCCTCCTCGATGCCCAGCAGCTTTACGTCGCTCCCGTCCGCCGCCATCTGATAGACCATCTCCGCAAGCTGATCATCGTTCCAATCACCCCACTGCGCGTTATCCCGCAACGCCCGCTCCTTCGCCAGCGCGTCCGGGATGTCCTCAACGACAGCCGGGATGGCCGCCAGCCCGAGGTGTTCCGCCGCCCTGTAGCGCATGTTGCCGGCGTAGATGGTCCCGTCCGCCTGGGCGAGCACCGGGCGCCGCCAGAGAAAGTCTGGGTCTGCCTCGATGCTCGCGCACAGATTCTTGAACCGCTCATCCCGAATGGTCCGCGGATTCCAGGGAGCGGGTTGCAGCTTCTTCAGCGGCACCGCCTTCACGCTAACGCCCACCAAGTTCCACCTCCCAGCCATCCGGCACGCTGTAGTCGGCGGCGGGCGCTGCCTGTTCGGCCAGCAGGTCCGCCGCGGTCTTCAACCCCTGGGCCGCGCCGCCCAGCTCGATCCCGAGCCGCATCCTGTCCGACGGCGTCAGCCCGTACTTCTCTTCGAACCGGCCCAGCTCCGCGTTCAGCACCGAGAGGCGCGTCGCCAGCGGGTTCTCGCGCAGCTGCCCCATGGACCCCTTCACGATCGGCGCCTTCCGCACGAGTTCGTCGTACTGCAGCCAGCGGTCGAACGTGAGGATGTACCGGTACAGCGGCCCGAGTTCGCCTTTACGGTCCCACGTCCCCGCGACATCTCCCGCCCACATCTCCCGCCACCGCGCGCGCGTTAGCCGGTGCCAGGTCTGGGCGTCCGGCAGCCGCGGCAGGGGTGGGGCCGGCAACCGCCGCCGCGCGGGGAGGGCCACGAGGTTGGGCCTCGGCCGGTGCCCCTGGAGCGCGGATGGATGCTTCTGCCGTTTTCCCGCCATGGTTCCAGCCTACCCCCGCGCCCCGATGCGCTGATGGCACTCGCGGCACAGCGTCCGGCCGTTGCCCACAGCCAGGGCCAGCCGGGGAAACCGCGCCACGGGCTTGATGTGATCGACCTCATGGTGGGCAAACGGATGTGGGCACCGGCTGCCGCATCGCACGCACCGGTGCCCATCCCGGGCGAGCACCGCGTTGCGCCAGGGCTTGGCCGCCGCGCCGCCTCGGCGAACGTACCGGGCGCGCTCGTACTCACGGGCGCAGCGCGGGCAGCGGGAACCGCTCCTGGAGGGCTCACCGCACGCCAGGCACAGCCTCACCGCCCAAAACCCCAGCCAAAAAAACCGGCCGCATCTTGGGCACGCGAAAAACCCGGGGGCAGCGGTGTCAGGCGGGCGGTGGGGGCCAAACTTTTCACCCT